GATCAAGCCATGATTGAGTTCGGCATAGACACCCCAAAGCGTATGGTGGCCTTCCTGGCTACGCTATGCGTAGAATCCGGGCAGCTGGTCTATATGGAAGAGCTGGCCAGTGGTGCAGTCTATGACGGCCGAGTAGATCTGGGCAACACCAAATCCGATGCTATTGAGATTGCTGCCCAACATGGGAGCACTCCAGGTAGATGGTGGAAAGGCCATGGGCCTATTCAGATCACCGGGTATGACAATCACCGGATATGTGGTGGGGAACTGAGACTGGACCTTCTGCACAATCCAAAATTACTAACCCAGCCGGAGCATGGCTGTAGATCAGCTGGTTGGTTCTGGAAACGAAACAACCTGAACAAGTGGGCTGATACTGAGGATTGGGACGGTGTTCGTGATGTGGTCAACCGTGGCCATAAGACGGCCAGGATTGGTGATTCAAATGGATGGCAAGAGTTCTTGCATGCGATAGCCCGAGGAGCTGTTGCAATGATGTAACATAGGGAGGATCAAGTGATCCTCCCTTTCTTTTACATGTACTAGTTAATAGGTGGAGCTTTTGCTATAAGCTCTGTTTTCTGAGCTGAACTGCTTGTAGTACCAAACCAAAAAGCTAAAACACTAGCCCAGGCTGTAGTAAGACTTCCAAGCATGATGTTCATTACTTGCTGATCTGCTCCTTGAGTATGACCAAAAAGCATACAGGATAGCACACCAAAATAACCGAGTGTGACCATTACAGATAAGGCTGCCGGTACCCAAGAACGAATTTGAACTAAGAGATCTCTGGCATTCTTTCGATCTTCCATTGAAATTTGTTCAAGGTCTTTTACTTGAGCAAACCCAAGTTCTTGCATTTTCAAAGCAAAGGCTTGGTCTGCATCTTTTAATGCCTTAAGCTGTTCTGGGGTAGCTCCAGATATAGCTTTTTTAAGCGAATCTGTAGTTTTGTTAGATAAGCCAAAAATGCTACATGCAGCGTCTACTGCAATACCACCAAATGGGCCACCAATAGCAGTACCAATCCAAGGAGCAACTGTTTTAATAATTTGTACAAAATCCATGGTTATTACCTCATGAGTTATAGAGCAAGTCCAGCTCTGCTTGCTGCTGGCCAAGCAGCGTTCCAATTGCAACCCTATAAGTTGCTTCATTTTCTTTGATCCAAGTAACTAAATCGGCAAGAGCAACCCCTCTATTTTGAGCAAGAGCTGAGATCATTGGTACATCGGCTTGACTGTCAAGCAGGTAGGCGTCTGCCTCTTTAACCTGGGTGTCCCATGTAAGTTGCTCTGTTTTTGTGTAAGGTTTAACGATAGCATCCATTAGTATGGCGTATCTCTCGCGTATGCGTTTAGCTGCTAGGGCGTTTAGCTGCTCTTCCGTGGGGACAGGGAAGTCATTTGGGTAGAGCGCATACATTTCAACCCATTGGTCTTCGGGGTATAGAGATTTTTCCATTGTTTAGCCTATTGCGAGGTAAGATGCGTAACCAGCTGCGTCGATAACTGTTGCCGCCTGCTGACTTGTAACTTGGGTGATTTCCGCATACATACTACTTACAGCAGTAGTATTCTTCGATGAACCTACAATTGTTGCTGTGCTTCCAGAGTTACTTGTAAATGTTGCTACAACTCTTATTGAAGTTATGTCTGTACCTAATGTGAACGCTACTGTTGCAGTTCGTTCAACTAAACTACTACAGTTCACATCTGCTAATGTGGAGGTTGCTCCGGTAACCCAACTGCCACCGGATAGATATTGTAACGCTATAGATACACTAACAGGTGTTTGAAACACTCCCAGTACATAAGCAAAAGTGTACTGCTGTCTAATTGTTACGTTTACGCTTACTTGTCTGGAATTTGCTGGAAGTGTGACAGCGTTAGGCGTTACATTTACAGTAACTGTCTCACCTGTTGTAATAGTCGAGTCATAAGTGCCTGAACCGGTAGATGCAGGTAAAACACCAGTGGCAGCGTCGCCATCCTGTGAAGCTACTCCAGAGGCTAAGTTTAGCTGTGCTACAGCATTAAATACCCAGTAAGTGCCTGATTGCCTTAGATTAGATGCTTCCAGTTTAAATGATTGTGATTGTGATGGGTATCCGGCAGCATACGACTGCATATTGTAAGGTGACAATATTACTTTTGGCTGTGACCTGAAATAACCAATATTGACTAAGGCTCCGTTTTGGCATACACCGCTGCGGATATCAGTTACTGATTTACTCAGTCGCCAAGTTGTATCAACTAAGTCGTAAAAGTCTAAGTCACCCCCTGTAAAGTGTGCATATCTTTGTGCGTTAGTGTCACGTACAATGATACCACCTGTTGTGGTATCAAGGGTATTGTCGATGGCCGTCTGAACAAGAGTAGACGTATCAGGCGCGCCCTCTATTGAACTGTAGTTGATGGTCAGGTCCAGATTGTTAAATTCAGCATGTCCTGTGAGAGCATCGATGCTGTAACCACTGGTGCCTGCCACATAGTTTTGACTCTGGATGCTCCAAGACCAAATCTTATTCGATGATAACGCTCCCGCATTAATCAAACCATTTACAGTAAGATCACCATTTATCATTACTTGGTCATCTTGAACAATAAATGGAATAGCTTTTTCACCTGTTCCAGTTTGTACAAAGAAACTCTCTGCTAGTACACCAAATTGAGATTTTGTCGCATAAGGTATTAACTGCCAGTATGAAGCGTTTGGTGGTACATTTTCTTCAGATGCTGTGTGCGCTATGATGGCTTTATAAGCATGACCATTGAACCAAGAATAGTCAGCTATATCGTAAACACTATCTAGCTTCCAGGTAGGATAAACAAGCAAACCAGTACCTGCAACACATGCAGTACCATCAATATTTTCTTGGATCTTGACCGTCCACTCATTACTTAGAATAGCTTCCTGAGTTGCTATGTAATTTGAAGCATTTGAGATACTTCCTTCAGCTGCACTTAAACGCACAGAGGCATCATCAATAAATACTTGAGCATTACTGATGTTTGACTCTGCTGCGTTTAACTTTGCTACTGATAATTCGAGTGTGTCTTCAGCTTGTGTGATTCTACTTACAACATCATCAATACGCGTACCATTTTCTATGTTGGCCTGAATTGCTGTTGCCAATTCAGCCCTGGCATCGACCAATCCAGTGATTGTAGAGTCTATATCTGCAAGTAAATCTTGTGCAAGTTGAGCTTTGCCTATGTAACCAGCAAGTATGGCTGCTAAACTTGTACCATCATAAGTGTTACCAGGGAGCCAGATTGGACCTCTTCCTCCGGTATAGGATACGCTTATATGTGGTGTGGATCCACCTTTAACAGTAACTACTTTAGCATTTTCGCTTACGGTTACAGTTGCAGATGTTTTATCTTCTATTTTTACATAGATAGGAGAATTATTTTCTACAACATGGACGCTATGTAACAAATCCCATGCATCTTTATTGGTGCTACCACCATTAGCGTATAATACATCCCAGGCGTCCATTATCGTGTGTATCTCCATACTGCCGCTGCTACGGCATCAGCAGTTAACTCGCCAGATGCGCTATTTGTAGACCCATTCAGTGATCCATGTGCATAGGGATTGGCCACAAGATCACCGTCCCCAAGTACTGCACCATGCAGGTGACCAAAACCTATAATCCCGCCGCTGGACACGACAGCTATTCCATTCGCAGCACCGCCGATACCATAATTTCCGTCAATATCTGCAGATGCTGCACCTTCACCCAATGATACCCCGGCCAAGGTATACAACGCCGCAAGTGCCCCGTTCATTATGCTCGACCCAATAGACAATGCCGGAGATGACATTGATAGAATCCCTACTGCATAGGCATCGGCGATACCATGAGCTACACCTGCGATAGATATTGCCGCGAACACGGCACCGGTGGCCATGCCGTAGCCAGCTGTTTGCCCAGCTATCGATCCAACGCCCATGATGAGAGCCGACGAAGCCGAGGAGCCGTCCATCAAAACATTGCCACTCAGCGCCCCCACAATGTCGGAAGTCGCCACAGCCACACCGTCAGCCCGGGCATCGATGCCAATTCCGGCCGCCATTGAAAGACTGAGCTCACCAGTTCCTGCGCAGGTAGTGAAGGTAGACATACCCCCGGACTTTTGCGGCAAGCTCCACGATGATGGTGCCAGATGGCCGCATGGAATTCCTCCTGATAGATCGTCCAAACCATCAGTAAAACGATCACGCAATGCACCATTGCCACCAAAATTCGAGCGGTCCCCAGATAGGGTTGTACCGCTGAAACGTCGGAATGGTGACTTATGGATGACGGATCTGTTGCCGAGCAGCATGATCAGCTCCAGCCCAGATCAAGATGCCCATAGAGCGCCGAGTTGACCGGTGTGGCGGCTCCGGCATACATCAACCAGGACAAGCATGCGCCATCATATACCTTTGGCAGGCTCGGCAGCTGGTTGACCAGGTCGCGCTCTGCGGCCACACCCAAGGTGGTGATGGGCAGGGTAAGCAATGGCTTGCACAATACCAGGTTGAGCGCTCCAGATGTGTATGTAGCCGAGAGGGTGAACGACTGTACTGATCGGATACCGGCATCACCTGCTGCCAGCGGCATAAACGGTCCTACTTTACCGGTGCCAGTCCCTGAGTACACAATCGATGTCACAGGTGCCGCCGTCATGCCTATTGGGAGCGTAGCCGGGGTGGCTTTACCAGCTACTCCTGCGCTGTTGGTGTACCCAATGCTGATATTGGGAGTGCCAGCACCCATCACCGTTGACGGGGTCACAAAGGCCTGCACACCTGCCCCGGAGGTATATCTGGGCAGGGTCACCGTGTTGTTCAGCGTCTGCGCCGTGGTGACAGTGCAGGTGGTGATTGGGTAGAACCCCAGCAGATCGACCAGCATCAAAATAGTAGGACACGATGTAGCTGCCGCCGTGAATGCCGAGGCGTTGAGAATATGCTTATACCCGCTCCCCGCACCGACATCGCCGCCGTGGGGGATGCCTGTTGCATTAGCAGTGGCATCGCTAAGCGACTGAAACGCCAGGTTGGTGCCGGTGCCAAGGACGGCATCTGCACCGGGGTTGCCTGCCCCGCGAAACAAACTGTACCACATGCCAGCGGTTTGGGCTGTGGTGGAAAAGGTGTTTTTGTTCCAGTCTGCTCGTACAAATTTGCCATTTGTGGTGATCTGGTTGACCAAGTCATCCATGCTTGTGAATCCAGCCATGTCAGTTCCAAAGAGTAAAGATTTCGCCATGGATCGGGGCGCCAGAGAGCGAACCGGTGGGATGGCAGATGAAATTGAGATAGGCATCATCCTCGACACGAGGCATTGCTGCGAAATCGCGCAGGAAATCTACTTCGGTCGGCGCATCGATACCTCGCAATGCTAATGAGGCTAGTGGCTTGCACAGCACCAGCGCAAACAGGCCCACGTCACCCAGCCCGTTGATTTGCACCGAATCCACACTGCGGACTCCAGTATCTCCTGATTGGAGAGGAATGAACGGTCCATTGCAACCAATGGTTGCTGGCGCAGAGCAGAGCACCGTTCCGTTGATGCCTTGGGTACACATGGTCACCGTTTTACTGATCCTGCCGGCCACTCCTTCGCTGGATGTATACGACACGGCGAATGTCGCTCCACCTGTCTGGCCTGCGACAACGACCGGCATCATCATCACCCCCGCACCGTCTTGATACCGTGGCAGGGATACGGCGTTAGTCATCGGTTGCGGATCGGTGATGCTCTCGTCGATAAATCCATAGAACCCAAGATAATCCATGAGGATCATCGGTAACGGCACAGCTGTGGCCGTGGTGGTCATGGCCAGCAATCTCCGCAGTATCTTACGGCGAGGAGCGACATCTCCACCATGTGGTATTCCGCCATCAATCGATTGCCGGAGTGGGGTGAATACACCAGGAGAGCCGATATAGTAGTTGGGTACCGGATTCCCAGGGCTCATGGACAGATCGAACCAGAAACCAGCGCCGGTGGCTTGCGTCGGTTGTTTTCTCCATGTGCGATAGAGCCCCTGCCCAAGATCCTCAGCGACAGCCACCTCATGCACACCGCTAAACCCTGGCATCGATCAATCCTCTGTGACGACCAGTTCGCCAACACCGAACTGCGGCTGGATGTTGTTGGATACCGCCAGCGACGAACTGAGCGCTCCGGAATAGAGAATTTGCCCGGCACCTGAGGCGGTGGTGCAGATGGAAAAATGCGTGATGGTGTTGGTGCCTCCGGTACACTTGGGAAACTGCACCAAGGCTGCATTGCTGAACGATGCGCCGCCATCTGTCCATGCGGTAGCCTTGACCATAGCCACCCTGGCATATCCGGTATAGGTTGCCTCGGATGTCGTTGCAGTGCCCGCGTCACCCGGATCAGCCGTATGGAGAGCACAGTACAAGTTTGCAGCCACTCGCCATGAAGGATCTACCCCCTGCAGAGCCATTTTTAGAACGTCATTTTCAGTGGTGTTGCTTTTACTCATAATTTACCTTCTTTAGTTAAGACTGTGATTGATTAAGTACCGTTTTCCACTTTAAGACTACCTCTTAAAAATGGGTCTACAATGGGATTAAAACCATCAACAATGAGTTTTAGTAAATAAACTCCACTTTCAAATGAAAGTGATTGGGTAACTATAGCCGGTATACTTAGATGAATTGAAGTTCCAGCAATAACAATCATTCCATTATCAGTAGTTAGCTCAAATAAAAAATTATCAGGATTTTCATCAAGATTGTTAAGCCATGCCCTATATATTCGCATTTCTGCTGAAGTGTAAGTAACACCAAAATCTATAGGGCCATTGTCATCAGTAGCTGAAAGACTAATATCAAACGTACCTCCCCTAAAGACTGTAATATTATACTTTCCCGGTACCATGACGGTTATCCTTAAACGAAGCCGTTAGCTTCAAATCGATCATCAGACTCATCACCAGGCAGCGACATATTCTCAGCCTCCAGACGTAGACATTCCTGCTCATACTGATACATGAATGTGCTGGCCGCCGAGTTCTGCCCGTCGCCGGCAGACAGAGGAGTGTAGATCCTGGCCGCAATGTTAAGAGACAGTGCATCAAGCATGAAAGCCGGCACCTGTAGCTGGATCAGCTTAGGGTCAAAACCTGTGTCGGGAATTTTTATGCGTGGATGGTTAGCTCGATAGGCGACAGTGACAACTTCCAGTGGATCCATAGGAGGCATGACCAAAACATCATAGCTCGGTGTGTAAATGGGCACCTCTTGCAGAGAATCATTCAAGGGCCAGTCTGAGCCATCAGCATGAGTCACCTTTTCAATTTTGAATAAATTGTCACTGAACGGTGCAGCTACTGAATCGAGCAAATACTTGGTGACAGTGGGGTTTGCTGAATTACTTACGGCATAGTCTGAACGCAGGTAGTAGGTAGACTGGCCCGCCTGCTGCTGTATACTTACTTCCTCAATTCGCAGAAGGAATCGCTTATGAATGGCGGTGAGCGCATTATTGACACCACTGACTATCTTTGGATAGTCCTTGGCCTCAATATACCCAAGAGCAGCATTTCCAATTGAGACATGACTCAAATTACCATAGGTCAGGTTATCGAATATTTCTTGAAGGGTGAACACGATGGTTTCCTCAGATTAATTTTTTAATCTATTCATTCTATATAGATTAATTATATTAAACAATATAAGAATGATCCAAAATTGAAATAATCTCATCCGCATCCTCATCCATTTCCCATAAACCATCTTTAGACTGGTGCAAATTTACCTCTTCACTGGGCCGCCATACTTGCATGCTCCCGAGCATAGAGATCGCATCGAGGCAATCGTCATGCTTGGACTTGAACCCACCTTTGCAGGCCAGGGTCAGCTCATTGATCACCTCCAGCATCAACGGTGTGGTGGCCAGCTCTTGGGGAAAGAACATCTTCTTTGCCTTGAACCAGGGAAGCACAACATTGAAGCGAACCATCTTGTTGGTGTTCGGTTTGATGCCAGGATCGGTGCCATCTGAAGCGAAGGTGAACCACACATTACGATCCATCATCTGATCTTGGATCCAAGTGACAAAGCCTCCCTGCTGACCACTGACCTCGATGCCCACAGATTGGGGAGTGTACTTCTGGGCGTAGTAGAACAAGTCATCAATATTCTTGTTCAT